TACAAAAGTTGAGCTTGTTGAGTTTACAGAAACAGGAACAGGAACTATTAGTACAAAAACAGACACATTTAAAATGTAATGAAAATAATAGGAGAAAATATAAATGAGCATCCTGTAAAGGAATTAGGTGATATAATATACTACACAAATAGTGCAGGAGACCTGATGCCTGTAGTTGCTAAAAATCATAATAATGTACAAGACTACATTCGTTTAACATCTAATAAAAGATTAGCAGCAAAAACATCAGTTAG